GATGCTAAACTGCTGCAGGCACGCAGCGATGCAGCTAAAGGCATCATATCGCTACCGGGAGATGCAGCATGAGAGTTTGGCACTTAACACCGCAATCGTCATTATATGAAAGCCGAGGTTTTGTTGCTAGGCGACCCGGCGACGAATACGTTGACCCAAACGATAGAACAGATACTGCTACCTTCCAAGGACTTACATTGTTACCGGCTGATGAAAAGCAATATGCAACTTATGAAGAATTTGCTGATGCATATCAAGATTGGCACGAGCAAGCAACAGGCAAGATATATGAACTCAATGATGCCAATCGAGGTATAAAATCTGCTTACATCGTTGACATGGAAACACCTAGAGGAGTTGAACACTATGTGCTGTTCACTCGAGATCTAGTTAAGCTAGAAGGAAAACTGACCAACATACCGCCGGGTGTAATACCTGGTCATGGCGGGTATGTGATGAATCGCAAGATCAGTTTTAGTGAGCGCAGCGGACTTAAACCTGCAGAAGTTGTTAAAGGCAAGAATCGAGTACAGCCCAATCAAGTTGCTGGATTGCTTGATGTAGCTAGAAAAACAGCTGGTGATCAAGCAGTTGATCAGATGCAAGAGTATCTCAATGCGTTGGCTGCTGGCAATGGTACCGGGTATGTGATAAAAGACGGTGCAGCTGATGCAAACTTGCATAACAAATATCTAGGTGAATGGGCTAGTCCGATAGCACTGATAACTGGACAGTTTGACCCAAAGGATCAATTGCCAGAGATAGAAGAAGTGATGAACGGCGGCAAGAGCCTAGTTGGTAGCAGCATAGAGTACAATACTAGTACCAGCGAAACGCTGTTTGATAGCATGGTTGTTACTAGTACTAGCGAGATAATGATCAGTACCAAAGCTAGAATAGGCGGTGCTGCTGCTAGTGTTAAAGGTTTGTATGACGCACTAACCAAGAATCGAGATAAGTTTCCGGCAGAATTTTGGAAAAATCCCAAGGTAGAGAAGTTTAATAAAGTAGTTAATACTATCATGCAGCAACGCAGCATAGATGGGTTGTTAGCAGTAGCACAGTTTGAAAACATTGTTAACACTGCAGAAGCACAAGCAATCGCTAGCAGCATAGATTCTGGCAAGAGAAATTATGTGCCAGATGAAAAGATGGTCGACTACATGAGCAGCTATGCTGCTAACACACACCATCCGCAATACGATCCAGCCAAACATGCACTTGCGGCAGTGGCTAGGCAAGTGGTTAACAAGTTAAACGACGAAGATTACACAGATGTCATACGACAGATTCTAAATCATGCCAACATGGTGCAGATGTACTTTAAGACAAAAGTTCGTGGTGCCGATCTAGTCTGCGAAGGATTTGATTTAGTATGGCCGCCACAATTTAAAGGCACTATCGCATTCTATAGCGGTAAATTCTTCAGTGCTACTGAGATCAAAGGTAGGTTAGGGTTCAAGATTGGACAAGGTGCCAAGATGACCGACGAACCCGATGCGAGCTTGACCACTAAGGTTGATCCGGCAATCACTAAAAAGATAGCAAAGGCTGCTGAGAGGAAACAGCAGCAAGCAGTTGGCAGGATAGTTGATCCGGACGAGAGAGATGCTCGCGATCCGCGGATACCAGATACTGTTGCGCTAGGCCGTGCTAAGAAGCAGTAACGATAGCTTCTATATCGTCAACTGTGCTGCGTATGGTATGGTTGTCTAATATCTGCTGCTTAGCTGCTGGCAAGTCGTGAACAATCGGATCAAAATTCTTGAGTAAATTAATTAACTGGCCATCGGTCTGATATGTCTGGCCAAACTTGTTGAGCATGGCTGCACCCGCTATCTGTCGAGATATCCACGGTGTTTCGTTGAGCATGCTTTCTAGTATGACTAACCCAAATCCTTCTTGATTGCTGTGCAGGAGATAGCAATCAGCTTCTGATATAGCACTAAGCACTTCTGCTTTGTCGTCTATCAATAGAGGAATGATGTTATCGCCAGCTGCAGGCATGAGATCCATGCGATTATCATATCCGCAGGTTACTAGAACGGCATCTTCCAGTTCTGCCCGCTTGAATACTTCTGCAAGTTCTCTCATCTTCTTGTTTGGCCAGTATCCGCCACAACTGAGGAACATGCGTTTGGTAATGTTGTGCTTGGTTTTAAACCCTGGTTTGCCTATGCTGTCTTGTAGTTTGATGCCATGTCGTACACGTTTGGCTTTGCTTTCTTGATTGTACTTGCGTATGTGATTGATATCATCAGGTGTGCTCCAACCAAGGTACGCACAATCTTTCAAAGCAGTAGTGCACACATCACTGTTGCTTGGTAGTATCAACATGTACAGTATTGGACTTGGTATGCGTGTAGCATTAGCTAACACGAAATTCTGCACACTAACATCGCCCCCATGTACGATAATTAAATCCCATTTAGCTGATAATATCTGTGCATTATCAGTAACATGCACACCGTTGTAGTCGCCTTTATGCTCTCCCGCTAATACTGCTACTTGATGCCCTCTGCCTAAGGCTTCTTCTGCCATAGCTTGTGTGTAATATTCACTACCACCAGGGAATGGTGCATATCTGTGCACAACAAATAATAGGTTCATATCATATCTCCATCTTAGCAAGAGCAGTGTGCAGCCAAGGTTCTGGGCGCAGATTCATCACATCACCCTCAAACCGATCTCGCGGCCAACTCCAGTTGGTGTTCATAGCTAGGTAGTGCGCATAATACAGATCTGTGCTCTGTCCTGCCGGGCCTGCGATATGATGTACACGCCATTGGTATCCCATGCAGTTCTTAGGTACAAGCATCCACTTGTTGCCTATTCCGCGCTTGTTGTTGTCATCTGTGCAGCAGTAGTCTTTGAACTTTCGAGATTCGAATGATATCTCCCATGCACCTTTATTGTTAGGCACATCGTGCGGTTCTATCCAACGACCTAAGTAATACAAGCAGTGCTGCGGGCCTTGCTCAAGTTGAGAACGAATCTGCTCTAAGCTTGGTCCTTTGGTTACAATTAGTTCGTCAATGTCATTGTTGAGTACCATGCTGGCATTGCTGAGATAGCGATACTTGGCATGTTCTAGCATGCAGTATTGCCCGTAGTCACTGTCCCACGGTGCATGGTCGCTGCCCTGCGGTCCGTATGGGTATGGCCATGGTACGATCTTTAGCTTGAGATAATCTCTGCTTAGCTTGAGATCTAGCTCACCTGGTGTGTACTTGGTGCTGGCATTATCATAGATGAGGAATCCGTCAATGCCGTGCACACGATAGTGATAGTCCATCCATTGTTCAATCCATTCTATTGGATTGTCCTTTTGTAGAGTGACCATGACCTTGTGACCGTTGAAATAGCCGTCGTTATAATTGACTTCAATTGCTATAGGATCAGTGCCTTTGCTCAGCATGACTATGTGCGAATCTAGCTTGCGTGTCTGTACCACAGTGTAGCTGACCCTGTCTAGATCATAGAACTGATAGTCGAGAAGGTTATTATCGCTGTCGCCAAATCCAGCGTTATCTTTAAACCAATCTTTGGCACCATACATAGGTGGCCCTATCAGCACAGTTTGCTGCTCATTTAATTGCACACAGTCATACCATAGGTTATCCCAGTCAAAATTATCATTGAACTTCATACCCCCGCAATAGTCTATGCGCAGATGTTCTGGCCTAGATGGTTCTCGCCGTAACGGCCATGTTGCAGGGAACTTAACCGTCGTTACAGGATCTATCATGCCAATCGCCTCAGTTCTTCTATGTGCCGATGATACCGCAGCTCGTTGGTGATATCATGATATACTGGGTTGTTGCCCAAGGTAAACTTTTCCATGTTTCGATGATTAAACAGTTCGTTGCCGTTGCGGTCTCTTTGCACCATCACGGTACCTCCGCCCCATTTCTTGTATTGGTTTGCAGCGCCCTTGTGGAACGGGCCAAATGGTATGAAACCGTATGGCACCTTTGGATCAGACTGATAGTTGATGTATTGTTGCTGTCCGCCGTTGCGCAGATACCAGTGCTGCCATGCCATTCTAAACGTTTCTGCATCGCCGCCAAAATGGTAGTAGATCTCACAGTGGTCAGCATAATGCTTGACCAAGTTCATCTCAGCCCAGCACTGTGCTTTGTTAATCAGCAGCTGTCCTGTTTCAAATGGTTCTGCATCGCTTGGGTTTACGTTGAATATGCGCCACATGGGTGCGTCGTCGTGATAACGGTTGGCACGATCAGTGCTGAAAACATCGCGCCAGAACAAGCTTCCTTTGTCTTGATATTCTCGGTCATCGAACAAGAATTCTGGATTGCGAATTGGAAAACTGTCTGCATCTAACCAAAGATTCTCTGCATACTTGCTTTCCCATAGTGCATATGGTTTGGTGCTCCAGCCAGCTTTGGTACCATATGGTGTGATGAAATCCTTAGCGTTGCCCTGTAT